ATATAATATTCAAAGATTAATAGAAATACAAAACAAGCTATGATAAAAGTAGGAAGTGATTTTTCTGGTGTAGGTGCTTTTGACCAAGCACTTTCCAGGTTAGGAATAAAACACGAAACAATATTTGCTTGTGATATGGATAAGTACGCAAGACAAACATACATAGAAAACTACGGTGAACCTTCTTACTATCCTACTGACGTTTACGAAAGAAAAATACCACAAGAACCATTAGACTTGTATATGACTTCACCACCTTGTCAAGCTTTTAGTCAAGCTGGTAGTAGACTTGGAAAAGAAGATAAAAGAGGAATATTATTTTTTAATAGTCACGAATTTATACAAAAGAACAAACCACGTTTTTTTATATTCGAAAATGTTAGGGGTTTATTATCACACGACAACGGTAAGACTTTTCAAGAATGGCTAAATTATTTAGGTGGTAAAAGTATTAATGGTTTACCAGTTTTATTTGCTGATGAAAACGCAGTACCTTATCACATTTATTATAAGGTTATAAATGCTAAAAACTTAAATATTCCACAAAATAGAGAACGTGTTTTTATAGTAGGAATTAAAGAAGACAAAGACAATTTTTTCCAATTTCCAAAAGACGAACCTTTAACAAAAAAGCTTAAAGACGTATTAGAAAAGGAAGTAGATAAAAAGTATTTTTTAAGTAAAAAGTCAATTAAAACAATGCTTATTAATAACATAAAACCAGATACTGAAATTTGTGGTTCTGCTATTGATGCAAATTATTTTAAAGGTTTCGGTGTAAGAGGTCAAAAGGGTAGGTGTACAATTAAAGTAATAGGAAATACGAACCCTTCAAATAATGGTATGAATGGAAATGTATATCATAGTGAAGGAATAGCACCAACAATAAGCGTAAATAAAGGAGAAGGAATAAAAATTAAAAGTGCTAATAGTAAAGGTTACGAAGAAGCTACTGAAGGTGATAGCATAAACTTTACAAGACTACATAGTGAAACAAGACGTGGTAGAGTAGGTAAACAAATAGCACAATCTTTAGAATGTATTAGTAACCAAGCAACTTTAAAACAAGATACAATTAGAAGATTAACACCAAAAGAATGTTTTAGACTTATGGACTTCCCTGAAAACTTCACTTGGTCGTGTTCAGATAGTCAAGCATACAAACAAGCTGGAAATAGTATAGTAGTAAAATGTTTAGAAAAAATTATAGAAAAATTAAAACTATGAACGTATACAAGATAACACACCGTGAACGTGACCACGCTAAAACCTGGCGAACTATATATACTTTAGTACCAGCAGAATCACAACACGAAGCACTTAAAAAATTAGATAGGCACGAAAACACAATTAAGTCAATAAAATTTTTAGGAGTTCAAAAAGAAGATACTTTTGAACATTGGTTTGAAGTTTGGTCTGAAAAGATACGAAACCAAGAAGTCGATAATAGACACGCCATTTATAAAATAAAGTCACCTTCATACTACAAAAAAAAGAATTAGTTTTGTGGATCAAGAACTTTTTAAAACACGAAAAAATAAAATACAATTAATTACTAAAAAACAAATACAAGTAAATACTTATGGAAAAGTTAAAAGAACAAAAAGCAAAGGAAATAATAAAATATTTCAATTTAGATGAACGCACAAGACGAGCAGTTAATGTAGACCCAAGATTTTTATTTTATAGTTACTTATACAAAAATGGTTATAAGTTAGCTGAAATAGGAAAGTTGTTTAACCGTAACCACGTTAATGTTTTAAATGGTGTACGTAAGAACAAAATACAAGAAGAAACTAAAAAAGTTAGCTACGTTAAAAACACGGAAAAACTACGTGCTTATTTAAACGGTGAAACAATAGAACTACGTCAAAAATTTATTATAAATGATATTAAGAACGTACAAGAAAAGCTTGATAGTATGATAGATAAAATTAACAATCTAAATACTACTGAAATATGAAAAACAAAAAATCTTTTGTAGCTTATGCAGACTGGAAAGAAACTTTTGACGCACTATCTGACCAAAAAGCTGGTGAACTAATAAAACATATTTTTGCTTACGTGAATGACGAAAACCCAACAAGTGATGATATGTTAATCAATGCAGTATTTGCTAACATTAAACACACGTTAAAAAGAGATTTAAGGAAGTGGAGAGAACAACACGCACAACGAGTTTTAGCTGGAAAAAAGAGTGCTGAAATACGTAAACGAAATTCAACGGTCGTAAACAAGCGTTCAGTTTCGTCTACTGTAAGTGTAAGTGTAAGTGATAATGTAATATCTAAAGATATATATAGGAAGTTTAATCATTTAAGTTTGTCTAATGATGAATTTAACAAGCTAAATAAATTATATACTAAAGAACAGATAGACCGTGTTTTAGACGCTATTGAAAACTTTGCTAATAACAAAAAATATAAAAGCTTATATTTGACTGCACGAAATTGGTTAGCTAAGGAAAACACGAATACAAGTAAAGATGACCATTTATTAAACCACATAAAAACACAACTAAATGCTGGTAACACAAGGAAGTGAATTTGAATATTTACAAAACTATAAAGAAGGAAAAATAAAACCTGGAATAGGTATAGGTAATAATTTAGATAATTACTTCAGACTAAAAAAAGGCGAAATAACAATAATTTTAGGACACGACAACGTAGGTAAAACTGCTTGGTTTGTTTACTATATGCTATCACAAGCATTAATAAATGATAAAACTTTTTGTATTTGGTCTGGTGAAAATACAAGTGGTCAAATACTACGTGATATGATTCAAATGTATGTAGGTAAACCATTTAAACAAATACACCTGAAAACTATACAAAGTGCTTACAATCACTTAAACCAATATTTCACTTTTGTAGACAATAAAAAACTATATACACCACAAGAACTATTTGAAATTTTTGATAGTGTTAAATGTGATGTTTGTTTTATTGATCCATTTACTGGTTTGAATCGTGAAATAAGTCATAATGCAAATTATGAGTTCTTAAATCAAAGTAGGGTTTTTTGCAATCAAACAAAAAAAAGTTTATTTATAAGTTCACACCCAAATAGTGAAAGTGGTCGTGCTGGTAATTTATATCCAGATAGTCACGAATGGGCACAACACTTAAAAGCACCATTAAAAGCTTCGATTGAAGGTGGAAAGAGTTTTTTGAATCGCACAGACAATATGATGACAATACACCGTTTAGTAGCACACCCAACTATGAAATTTGAAACTATGATAACGGTTGAAAAAATAAAAGATAAAGAAACTGGTGGGCAACTAACAAATTTAAACGAACCTTTGTTATTTTCTTACAACAATGGTTTAGGGTTTACAATGCAAGGTGTAGACAACTTAAAAAAATATAGACTACAAACAACACAAACACGAATATAATGAAAATAACTAACGAAGATAATATGAAATTAATGTCAAGGTATGGAGATAATCACTTTGACTTGTGTATAACTTCACCACCTTATAACTTAGGAAATAAACACCATACTGGTAATAAATATTTTACACCTTATAAAGACGATTTAAATGAAGTTGATTATCAAAAAAAACAAATTGAATTTTTAAATGAACTACATAGAGTTTGTAAAGATGACTCTTCAGTATTTTATAATCATAAAAATAGAATAAGAAACGGCTTACAAATATCACCTTATGAGTGGATATTTCAAACAAAATGGAAGGTAAAACAAGAAATAGTTTGGTATAATAGAAGTCAAAATTTTGACAATATAAGGTTTTACCCTTTTACAGAAAGAATTTTTTGGCTTTCTAAAAGCAAAGAAACTAAGTTTAAAAATAATATTGGTTTAACAGATTTTAACAAATGGAAACCAGAAGGCACAAATAAAAAACATAAAAGGGCGTTTCCTTTATCTTTGTGCGAAGCAATATTACTTTGTTACCCTAAAAATTTAAAAGTAATTGAACCATATTTAGGAAGTGGAACTATGGCTATTGCTTGTCATAATTTAGGTTTTAATTTAACTGCGTGTGAACTTGATAAAGAATATTATAATGCAGCTATGAAAAGAATAAATAATCATACTGCACAATTAAGAATATGTTAAAAACACGAATATAATGATAGAAGTAATACAAGCTAAAGTAGGATTAAACAAAGTTTATCATAGAGCAAAGTTAGCACTTGAAGATTTGGAAAAGAAAACACCACACAAAAAAGAACTTATAGCAACCCAGCGTGATAGTTTAATAGAACTTGGTGAAGCTTTACTTGTTTTCAATAGGTTAGATTTAAAATGTATGTCTTTAAGTGGTGACTTGTACCGAAACAATATTATGCTTTTAGAGTTACAAGCAGAAGTAAACGAATTAAAAAAAACAAATAAAAACCTTTTAGAAAATGCCACGTTGTAAAAAATGCAAAGAAAAGTTTGAAGCACTACACTTTAATCAAAAGTACTGCACCAAAACAGAATGTTTTGAAGAATGGATTATTAAAGCAAAACAAGTACAATGGAAAACAAAAAAAAGACGAATGAAAGAAGAACTAAAAACAACAAGTGAATTTGTAAAAGAAGCACAAAAATGGGTAAACCGTTTTGTAAGACTAAGAGATAAAGACAAAGGTTGTGTAAGTTGTGGTACACCATTAGTAGGTAAGTATGACGCTGGTCATTTTTTTAGTGCTGGTGGTCACGGTTCAGTAAGATTTGATTTAAGAAATATTCACTCACAGTGCACTTTTTGTAACCAGTGGCAACACGGAAACTTATTTAACTATCACAAAGAACTATTAAAAAGAATAGGAAGCGAAGAATTTAATAACCTGGAACTTCAAAGTAACGGTGTACACAAGCACGACAAAGAAGAACTAAAACAACTAATAAAAGAATTTAAACAAAAATGTAAGGAAATAGAAAATAATTCTTAAATTTACATACAAGAATTTAATTTTAAAACACAAGTATATGAGTAAAACAACAGACAAGGTTATAGACCTTATGGAAAAGGAACAAGCAACGCCTAACAATAAGTGCTTACCAAAAGAAAACATTTATAAAAGTTTGGCAGCGTTCCAGCAAGAATGTCAAGTAATACACAAAGGAACAAAAGGATATGGATATTCGTATGCTGACCTTCCAAGTATTTTAAGTGTTATCAATCCGTTATTAAAAAAGCATAAGCTTGGATTTACGCAACTATTAGACGGAACAGAACTACGTACTATTTTATTTCACGTAACAAGTGGTGACACTATAGAAAGTTGTGTAGCTATACCACAAGGTGTACAACTAAAAGGAATGAATGAATTTCAAGTGTATGGTTCAGCAATTACTTACTTTAGACGTTACGCTATTAGTAGCCTTTTAGGAATAGTAACAGACAAAGATACTGACGCTGGTGGTGAACAAATCAAACCAGCACTTGATGAAGGTACTTTTTTAAAAGCAATAGACGCTATACAAAACAATAAGTACACTAAAAAGCAACTGCAAGACAAATATTCTTTAAGTAGTAAACAAACTAAAACTTTAGAATTATGTTAGTACGTTGTTCATCACTTGGAAAAATAATGACTAACGCACGTTCTAAAAAAGAAGTGCTTAGTAAAACTGCTAAAAGTTATGTAAAGCAGACACTACTTGAAGACGAATTTGGAATAAAAAACGAATTCTGGTCAAGGTACACAGATAAAGGTAACGAAGTAGAACAACACAGTATTGACTTATGTAATGACGTTTTAGACTTTGGTTTTATGTATAAGAACGAAGAAAGGTTTACAAACAAATATATTACTGGTGAACCAGATATTATTACTGACGTAGTAGTAGATATTAAGTCAAGCTATGAAGCTTCTACTTTTCCATTGTTTGAAGACGAACTACCAAACAAAGATTACTTTTACCAGGTACAAGGCTATATGTGGCTAACTGGAAAACGTAAATCTTATGTAGCTTATTGTCTTGTAGACACACCACAACAAATTGTTGAAGATGAAATAAGACGTGAACATTGGAAGCAACAAAAGATTGATGAATGTTTAGACATACGTGAGTATGTACAAAGCAAACACCAATTTAGTCACATACCTAAAGAAAACCGTGTAAAGTTGTTTAGAGTAGATTATGACAAAGAAGTTATCCAAGCAATAAAAACACGAATTGAAGAATGTCGTGAATACTACAATGAACTAAAAGCAAAGCTTACTTTAAACGTAGAAAGTTGAAAAGTAAAGAACGCCAAATATTAGAAGAACTAAACCAGCAAGATTATAATTTAAAAGAAGAAGAAAATATTTATAGTAGATTTGACGCTTATAATGACAAGTATATAGTTGAAATAAAAAACCGTACTGAAGTCTATGAAGATACAATTATAGAATTTGACAAGTACGCTTACAATTTAACATATAGTAAACAAAAAAATAAAGTATTTTTGTATGTCGTTAAAATGGATCACAAGATTTACATTTTTAATATTACAGATTTAGACAAAGAAAATTATAGTTTTAAATGGGAGTGGCGAAGTTTACCAAAACAAACAGAATTTGAAAACAAGGAAAAGACGAAAAAATATATCGGATATATAAACATTAACAAATCAATCAATATGGAACAAAAAATAAATACTGGTGCAATCTTTAAAAACAATTATAAGAAAGCAGACACGCACCCTGACTACAAAGGAAAAATGAACTGTGAAGGTTTAGAAAAAGAAGTAGCGTTATGGGTACGTGAAACAAAGAACGGTGAAAAGTTTTTTAGTATGGCAATAAGTGAACCGTACAAACCAAGTGAAACACCAGTAACTAAAATGGAAAAACTACCTGAAGATGATTTACCTTTTTAATAGTTTTCGTGTTTATCTATTAAAAGTGAAAAGGCAGCATATTAATTTGTGCTGCTTTTTTTATACCTTTGAATAGTGGACTGGTTAAAAGAAATATCGAAAGACCATAAAGAATATGTAGCTATTGCAAAAAGAATGGGTGCTGGTTCATTTGCTGAAGACGTAATACAAGAAATGTATTTAAGACTTATTGACCACGCTAATTTGCAGAAGCTAATAAAAGACGGAAAATGTAACAAAATATATATTTACTGGACTATAAGAAACACTTACTTATTACACAAGGAAAAGCAAAAGACACAAATAGAAAATATTAGTTTAGAATATAAAGACGAATCAATGAAGGAAGAATGCTACGGAAAACTACTTAAAAAAATTAATGACGAAATAAACACCTGGCATTGGTACGACAAAATGTTATTTGAATTATACCGTGATAGTGGCAAAAGTATTCGTGAACTATCAAAGCTTACAAGAATAAGTGTTAAGTCTATTTGGCAAACTTTAAAACATTGTAAAGCAAGGATTAAAGATGCAGTAGGTGAAGATTACGAAGACTTTAGAAACACGGACTATGAACGTATTAAAATAGAACAATGAAAACATATTACTTTTATATAAAGAACGACACAGAAAAAGAACCTATTAATATAATACGTGCTACTGACTTACACGAAGCAATAAGAATATTTTGTTTACAGAAACAATTAGAAGAAGAAGATTTTTTAGAAATATATCAAGTAGAATTAAATTAGTATGAAGTTTATAAGAAAAAATAAATATTATAGCACAATAGTTTATGAATGGAATTTACCTACTGGTTTTACTTGCCCGAAAGCAGAAGAATGTTTAGTTAAAGTAGATAGAGTTACTGGAAAATTTAATAATAAAAGCAATGCTTATAGGTGTTATGCTGCTTCAAGTGAGCGTTTTCCTGCAGTAAGAAAACATAGGTGGAACAATTTTCAATTTATAAAAAACGGTGGAATACCTGAAATACCTAAAAAAGCAAAACATATAAGAATACACGCTTCGGGTGATTTTTTTAACCAAAAATATTTTGATTTATGGATTGAAATTTGTAAAAAAAACACGAATATTGAGTTTTGGGCTTACACAAAAAGTTTATCATTTTGGGTAAATAGAATTAATGATATACCAAAAAATTTAGTTTTAACTGCTTCTTATGGTGGTCGTGAAGATAGTTTAATTTCAAAATATAATTTAAAACATACTAAAGTTATAAAAGATAAAAAAGAAGTTGATGAAAGTTTAATTGATTATAATGATGACTTAGCAAGGACACCAAATTTAAACTTTTATTTATTAGATAATCATATAAAAAAATAAAAATGGCAAAAAAGAAAACAACAAAAAAGAAAAGCGAAGGTCTTGGTGACACTATCGCAAAATTTACAAAAGCAACTAAAATAGATAAACTGGTTAAGTTTGTAGCTGGTGAAGACTGTGGTTGTGACAAAAGAAAAGAAAAACTAAATAAGTTATTTCCTTATAATAGTAATATCAAATGTCTACAAGAAGACGAATACCATTTATTAAGTGGTTGGTTTGCTATTGAACGTAGTACAGTAACACCAAACGAACAACAAGAACTAAGAAAAATTTACAATAGAGTATTCAACAAAAAAACTTCTTCAAGTAGTTGTTCAAGTTGTGTACGTGATATGGTAGACCGTTTAAGAAGTGTTTACTTGGAATACGAAAACAAACAAAAGTAGTTATATAAGTGTACAATGAAAATACAATGAGATATGGCTAATGAAGAAAACTTAAAATCTTGGTCACCTGGTCAAAGTGGCAACCCAAATGGAAGACCAAAAGGAAGTAAGAATAGAAGCACAATAGCAAAGCGTTGGTTAGATTCTAATCAAAAGTATTTTAACCCACTAACAAACGAAGAAGAAACACTATCACAAGAAGATATAATGTCTTTAGCTTTAATTAAGAAAGCACGTAATGGTGATGTAAACGCATACAAAGCATTAATGGATAGTGGATATGGTGCACCTATACAACAGATTGACCAAACAATATTTGAACAACCAATATTTCCAGATATAAATGTTTCAAAGGACAACGGCGGTAAACAAGATAAGTAGGTTAGAAAAACGAATCAAAATAGTACAAGGTGGCACAAGTGCTGGTAAGACTATTTCTATTCTAATACTACTAATTGACAAAGCTATAAAAATACCTAACTTAGAAATAAGCGTAGTAAGTGAATCAATACCACACTTAAGACGTGGTTGCATACGTGACTGCATAAAATTACTTAAAGGTCTACACAGATACCGAGAACAACTTTTTAACAGAAGCTTGTTGAAATATCAATTTACAAATGGATCATTTATAGAGTTCTTTTCTGCTGACGAATCAAGCAAACTTCGTGGAAGTCGTAGAAATATTTTATACGTCAATGAGTGTAATAATATAACATTTGAAATGTTTAATGAAATGCACATAAGAACTTCAGACGAGGTGTATTTAGACTTTAATCCAACAAATGAGTTTTGGGTGCATACTGAATTAAAGAACGATAGTAACGCAGATTTTTTAATATTAACTTATAGAGATAACGAAGCACTAAGTCAATCAATAGTAAATGAACTTTTAAAAGCACAAGAAAAAGCAAAGACTTCAGCATTTTGGAAAAATTGGACACGTGTATATATTGACGGTCTTATTGGCAACTTACAAGGTGTAGTGTTTGACAACTGGAAACAAATAGACGAAGTTCCTGAAGATGCAAAGCTTTTAGGATATGGTTTAGACTTTGGGTATAGTGCAGACCCAACTGCAATTGTTTCTGTTCACTTGTGGAATGGTAAAAGAATAGTAAACGAAGTATGCTACCAAACAAGGTTAGTAAATGAAGAAGTAGCTAACAAACTACCTAAACACGAATTAGTAATAGCTGATAGTGCTGAACCAAAAAGTATAGAAGAAATCAGAAGACTTGGTTATCAAATTAAAGGTGCTACAAAAGGTAAGGACAGTATTTTATTTGGAATACAACTTATGCAAAACCAAGAATATTTAATAACGTCTACAAGTCTTAATTTAATAAAAGAACTTAGGGGTTATGTTTGGGACACAGACAAGACAGGTAAACAACTAAACAAACCAAAAGGTGGTCAAGACCATTTAATAGATGCTCTAAGATACCACGAACAAGAAAACTTAAGCAATAAGAATTACGGAACTTATCACATTAGGTAATACAAAAACAAGAAAAATAGTTATATAGATATGGAAGCTGAAATATTAGTACCAACAGAACTTAACGAAATACCATTAAAAAGCTATCAACAGTTTATGGATAGTTACGAAAAGTCAAATGACGAAGAATTCCTTTGCCAAAAAATGGTACAAATCTTTTGTGGTTTAAGACTACGTGATGTATTCCAGGTTAAGTGGTCAGACGTTAAAGATATTACTATACACCTTTCAGAAATGTTTAAGAACAAACCAAGCTTTCAACACAAGTTTACTTTGCAAGGTGTTGAATTTGGATTTATTACAGACTTAGAAAATATGTCATTTGGTGAGTATATAGACTTGACACAGAATCTTGACAAGGTAGAAAACTGGCACAAAGCAATGGCAGTAATGTACAGACCTATTACAGAAAGACGAAAAGAAAAATACGAAATAGAAGAATACAACGGTACTAATAGTTATGCAGAAGTAATGAAGTTTGCACCTTTGGGAGTTGTGTTAGGTGCGCAGGTTTTTTTTTGGGATTTAATAAACGACTTACTTCAAAGTTTGCTGACATTTT